GGTTTCAAGAATCATTTTGACAACGTGTTTGTCACAATGATACTCCGCAGCTTCCTTGGGATTGAGTGATAATACAAAGATATTCATGGTTAAGATTTGGTTAAAATCACTTACTCAATTCCATTTTATATAAGAATAGATGATAGAAAACAGAGTTGTCAGATTCTATGAATTACATAACAATAAATGGTTTCACATTATGAACTTAACACTTGAAATCATAAAGACGAAAGATAAACATCAAAGATATATGCTGGCAAAGTATGGTCACGATTTCTTTTTTCTAAACCCTATTTAGTTTTCTTATGATTTCAGATGACGTTAGAACTTCTGCAGTAGGAAAGTCCTTTTGAATACTCTTATTCATCTTATCTACGTATTTTTTAAATTCATCAAATGATTTCATATTAACTATATCATTCGACCAAAAATGGTTTCTGAATTCATCAAAAGGTTCTTTTTTCAATACCTCTTCAAAATCAGTCTTATATTTACATAATAGATTCAAATCTCTTACCAATTTACCCCTATAATATTGTTCATAGTCTTTTCTTATAAGGATATAGACTACATCCGGTGTGAATGGTAAATTATCCTTTCCTTGAAGTCCAACAAATACAATATGTTTATGCTCAGAGACTAGTGCATTAACATCTTTGATTACACCTTTTTGAACGGTATCAATCCTTTTATGTTTTTTCCAATTGTTTTCGTAAATATCATCTAAGTCATACCCTTTAACTGATAAACTCTTTAAAAGTGTTGTCTTTCCTGAACCGGAAGCACCAGTGATATAAACTATCATTCTATTATATGTTCTCATTTAAAATCATCACAGGTCTAACAACGATAGATTGCTGACATTACCGAAAAAACAGTACAATACGCTTCCTTTTTCTCAGTCACGTATCTCATCAAAATCCTCAATGAATTAATTATGTAAGTCAATGAATTTGTTGTTGCAATTTGTCGTGCAAGCATATATCGACACCATCCACGTAAAGGTCCTGCAATATTCTCAACATCTTCGAGCAAAAATTTCCACATAGTTATATGCGACTGTTTTGATAAACGAACAAGTTGTCTTGGTTCTACATCTATGAATCCATGATCAATAAAGGTTTGACATAAAAAGTGTAATCGTGTATCAAATCGTTCATTTATATTCTCAGGTTCGGGTGGGATTTTGATTGAATGACGAGTTCTGTAAGACCAAAAGTCTCGTAATCTCTGACGTGTTTCTTTATCCAATGGAACCTTTGTATAAGGATTTGAAGGAGTCAATGATTTCAAAGACCAAATCCAAATCGTTCCGAAATCAAACCACCAAGTTTTTCCATTCTCTGTGAAGGCAAAATATTCAAAAGGATGTTGACGATTACTTTCTTCCCCCGATACGAGTTCATCGTCATTTGCTAATCCTTTGCGTTTCAAGACACCTGGACCTCCGAATCGAAGACGATGTAAAATACTCCACTTTCTAGAAATGGATTGACAAACTATGATACGAGGATCTACTACCTGAACATCTTTCCAAATCTGAACTGTTTTAGCTCGAGCGTGAGTTCCACATAATCTATGTCCTTTAAGATGAGGTGAACTACATTGCTGTGTAGATCCTTTCTTTTTAACCGCTATACATCGTTGCATTATGTGTTCAAGAGGATAGTTCTTTAAAGTAGTAACCGAGTCAGGAAACGTTAAGGCAAAATGGATTTACGTTTAGCAAACGTATGGAGAGTATACAATACAGCACAAATGTCGGTCAATGCAATAATCAACGCTTCTAATCTCGATATTAACAAGGTTTCTTTCGGTGATATCCGAATCAACAAGACAAACGGTAGTAAGAGCGTCCCAATCAAGTACAATGGTCAGAACTTCCAAATGCGTATTCCCAAGATTGAATATCCAATGGGCGTTTCCATCAAGGAAACAGAGAATGGGATCAACTACACGATGCTCGCAAGTCTTCGTGGATGCGACTCCTACGCAAAGGAGCGTGCACCCGCAGAAGCAGGTGAAGTAGGACAACTCTACAACTTCCTCAAAGATCTTGAGGACAAAGTGATCCACACATCAGTTGAGAAGAGTTCATCATGGTTTGGTCGTGCTCGCAAGGAGGATGTCCTACGTGACAGCATGAAAGCACTTGTCAGTCCAAGTGTAGAGAAACAAGGTTCTGAATGGGTTGCCAACGGAAAGTACCCACCCAGTTTCAGAATGAAGGTTCCAGTCTACGATGGTAAGGTCAACATGGATGCAGTGGACATGGCAAATCGTCCTATTCCATTGACAACTGAAAATCTAGAGACAGTGTTTCCAAAGCGGATGGAAGCAAGATTCATCGTTAGCCCGAGTATCTACGTTTCTGGACAGGGATTTGGAGTGACGTGGCGAATCTCGTACGCTCAAGTTTCTGCTCGCCAGCGTGTGACAGCGTCTCAAGTCTTTGAGGCAGAGGAGGAATCTGAGGAGACAGTTCAGGTTCCAACGGAAGAGACAGTTCAGGTTGAAGAGGAAGAGGAGACTCATGAAGAGGAGATTCCAAAGCAATCAACTCCGGTTCAGGCGCCTGCACCAGCACCGGTTCCTCAGACTCCTGCTCCAGTGAAGACTGCCCGCCGTCGACCAGTGGGTGCTGCGATTTAGGTTCAAATCCTAACAGTTCCCAAATACGTGATCCAATAGGTGGAACACAGACGAATAAATCATCGTCAATAAACACTATTTTTTCCTTGACTGGAAAGGTCAGTTCAGCAGTCATGTTTTCGCATTCTAGTTTGTTCAAGGATTTGCGATTACATCCTGAACAACCATGTAGAGTGGGTGGATTCAAAATCATTTCAAGTGTAACAATTCGTGTATCACCATGTAAACATGCTTCCAATAATTTTTCAGGAGTAGTCCAGTCTTCTGCAAGACATCGTTCTACTGCAGGAGGCGATAAGACTGTCCAAATTGTTTGATCTTGTGTCCAGTTGTCTTCTTGAAGAAATGTAGCAAATGGAGTTTCGTGAAACCATAAAATACGAAAATCAGCGTGGTCTTTTAGAGAATGTTCAATAAGTCCTACTCTAGTTAGATCTTCATCATATAACCAATATACATTTGCATGAGAATACTGTGTATCGCGGGAACCCCGATAGACATTACGATCATCCATTGTCCACAAATCAGACACTACATCAACGTCGTGTTCACATACATCTTGAGAGACTTCATAAATAATTGCTGGATCCAGAATGGATTGCATTACTTAAAGGATACAACAACATTGACGTCATGATGACGCACTGCTTTAGTTGCTGATCTACTTAATTCATGTCTTTTTCTTCGAGCGCCATTTTCATCCGTTTTTGGTTGAATGCTTGTTGAACATGCTTCCATATCTTGATGAACTTCATCATAATGATCTTCAAGGTACTTTAGAACTTCATCTTGAATCACCCACTCAAAGAAATTGAGTTGTCCAACCGTTGTGTCTAATCCCATAAACTGAATTCGTTTCCAACGGCAGAATGGGTCAAACATTTTTTTACTATACGCCTTCAAGTGAGACTTATAAGAAAGATAGACAATCACGTGACGTTTGTCTGAGGTCAGATAGGATACGTTATGTTTCTTTGCATAATTGGTCACTAACCAATCTAAGAGTCGCAAACTAATCTTAGAATTCCCTGAAAGAATTGTTTGAATCTTTTTGAAGTTTTCTTCGTTTGAATAGAATCCTTCAAGACGATGAAGAACCCAATGATCTCTATTTTGTATGACCTCCATTTTTGTATCTACTGCGGTATTCTCGCTTAAAGTGGGTCGGTAGAATAAAGACAAATGGCAGAAATATCTACTGAACAACCTGATATTGGAATTTCATCAGCAGTCTGTGTTGGCGAAGTTGTACGTCGTGTTCGTGAAGAAGGTGGAATTATGGAAGCAACTACACCAGGTCTTTTTATGATGATTGAAGGTGATAAGGAATACAAGACGTTTTTAGAAATGCTTCGTGATCAACCTCAGATGCCTGATCCAGTCTTCAAAGAGGGAGAGGTAGAATGGACTCTTGAAGACGCAGGATTTCCACTAGATCGTCAAGATGAGATTGACGCTGAATTCAAGAAGATGTATGATGAGATGTTTAGTCGGTCCTCTGAACTAGGTGTGATTGGAGCAGGTGATTTTGAATCCTATCTTTCACAAAGAAAACAAGCGTATAATGAAATGTTTAGACAAAACGAACTTTCGGAAGGTAAGATAGAGAACCTTAATGGAGGAGGCACTGATGTCCTTCTTGCAAGAAGACCGTCCATATACGAGACTCAACGCACGACTACGCCGGTTCATACACCTGTGTCAATCTCTAGCTCCGGATCTTTCACGCCGTCTATTGAAGAGGGAAGTAATGAAAACGATGGACGCTCTAATGTCTAGGGATCTAGGTCGTCTGTGGATGAGAGATCGAGCGTGTGAACGAACCGTTCGTCTCTACGGTAAGAATGATCAACGTACAGACGCTTGGTTGACAACTCGTGGAAAGATGATTACTGCTTCAGAGGTTTCAAAAGTTTGGCAAACACCTGCATCGCGTCTTGAATTACTTGAGAAGAAACTAGATCCACCAATACGAACTGAAGGTCAGAATCCAATTGCTGCCTTGATTTGGGGAACACGATTTGAACCTGTTGCAAAGAAACTGTATGAAGAAACGACTAATTGTGAAATTATTGATGTAGGTTGTTGCACGCATCCAGTTCATGATTTTCTAGGAGCGTCACCAGACGGAATTATTATTCCAAAAAATGAAGATGATCCATTTCGATATGGTCGATTAGTTGAGTTCAAGTGTCCGATGTCACGTGTTCTTAAAGATGAAATCCCATCTTATTACATACATCAAATGCAGATGCAAATGGAATGTACGGGGATTGATGAATGTGAATATGTAGAGTTTCGATTCAAACAAGTCAATTTCACTGAGTGGGATGCGATCACTGAAACGAAAGGAGTCTTTGCAGTGGATGAACAGGGAAAGGTAGATTATAAACCGGATACAGTTGATCTATGTGAATGGCAAGCGTCTTTGACAGATGGTCATCAGTATATTTATTGGGTTCTTGTGAATGTCAAGAAGAACCTAGTTCCTAAAGATACAAAGTGGTTACAAGATCACTTTCCACAATTAAAAGAATTTTGGGATGATGTTCTTCGTCATCGTGCTGAAGGAACTCGTCCAGCACCTTTACCTCCAAAGACGTTGACAATTGACATATGATCGGATCCATCTCCATAAACGACTTGGAGGAGGTGAAAAGCGATTGTTCCATTCGTCAATTGTGAACTGACTTCCCATACTTGAGTTGCATCGAGCACAAATTGGAATCAGATTTTTGACATCTGTTTTTCCACCTTTGCTCTCAGGTATATTGTGACCACATTGAAAATCAAACGCGTTCATGGAATTCGTACACCACGAAACCTTGCACTTAGTTTGGAACTTAGGTCCCACATGAACTAACCACACTTGTTCACGAAGAGCTCTTGGAATTTTTACTTTAGAAGACATTAGTTGTTCTCACTTTCTCTGCTTAAGCGTCTTTCGTCCGCGGGATTTACGTGAACGAGTCTTTTTCTTACGACCACCAAGTTTTAGTGCAGCAAGTTCAGCTTCAATGTCGGAATCAACTGGACTTGAATTTCCAAGAGATTTACCTTTTAATTCAATGTAGCTATCCATTAGTTTCTCATGTTCTTTTTGAAGTTCTTCAAAGTTTTTTAGACTAAGTGCAAGTTGTGCCTCACAGTCTGATTTTTTTCCGAAGATTGGCATTTATTATAACTTAGATTTATATTGGTTGACTTGCCAAGGTGTTGAAATTCCAGTTGCATTACCTACATCATTATTTTGAACAAAGTGATTAGTTCGTTGTTCATACGATGAATCTTCCAACTTCATTGCACGGTTCTGTTGACTAGTGTCTACGAATCTTGACTCAAAGTGTTCAACTTTAAGTAGATTCAATGCAAAGGCTACTACAATAACTGCTATTAAAAACCAAATCCACTGCTTCATTGTTCATCTGCCCGAAAAAAACGAATTCACTATCCAATAAGGAACTAGAGACACAATGGAGGATAAAGCGCTTGAGATTCTTCGTATTATGTTAGGGCGCCGTAAACTTGAGACAACCACTGAGAGGGTTGAAACTGATAATAAGAAGATGGAAAAGGTAACACTATACACAGTAGGATCTATCTTAGTCTGCTTCAGTCAAAAGGATAAGGTTCTTGCAGGTGATATTACAAACATTGTTACCTTTGCAGAGGAGAATGGACATACGTCGGGAGTGATTATTGTTGCAATGTCTCCTCCTTCAGAAAATGTTCTACGACTTGTCAAATCACATGCTAAGAATCGTGTTGTTCTGTTTCACATTTGGCAACTTCAATTTGATATTACAACCCATCGAATGGCAATGCCTCATCGTATCTTGACAGAGGACGAAAAGACAGGTATTCTTGAAAAATACAAGATTGCCTCTGCCGATCAGTTGCCTGCAATTGACTCACAGGACACAATGGTAAAATGGGTTGGAGCGATTCCAGGAGATGTCATTGAGGTTACACGGCACTCTGATACAGCAGGTAGAAGTTTATATTACCGTCAATGTGTTGAAAATGTAAACGCAAGTGAATAATAATGAACGCTCTACAACAGACGTATGCGATCAAAAAGTCCGCCTATGAAACCATGATTGCATCCAGCAATCCAAATGTAAATGAACTCAAACGATTAAATAATGAACTTTCTAATCTTTTGACACAAATGCTTACAGAACTTGCTAAGGTCAAAGAAGATGCTGGACATATTGAACAGTATCGAAACGATTTAGTTCGTAAATTAGTTGCAGTTCAAAAAGACTATACAACTTTACTTAGTGAACGTGAACAACTACGTACATTACGAGCGTTACGAGAATATGAAGAAACAAAATTCAATGCGGCATTTTTCTGGTATGGACTTGCGTTTGTAATCGTAACAGTTATCTTCTTTTTCATTCTTCTTTGGAAAGGTTACAAGGCTCCAACAATTCCTACAACAACTAGTAGTGCAACGACAATGCCTGCCTTCACATAAAGATAGGTAGAATCCACTGGTTGAACTTGAGGAGATGTATTAAGGCGTTTTGAAAGTTCATATTCACTTTGTATTTGTGGACCAACCTTTTGAATTTGTTGTGATTGTTCATGTAACTTGACCAGTTCTGGATTATCATCACTATAGTTTTGTAAAAATCCTTGAATATACTGCTTATCTTCACCTACTGCTTGTTGTAATTTACTAATCTCTTGGTTCAATGCATTCAGGGCTGCTTCATATGCAGTCTTGTTTGCGATGTTACCTGTCACACGAAATGCAACATAATTATCATTGTAAATACCTAGGAGTCTAGTAAACTCTGGAGAGACAACACTCATTATCTTCTTGTTCCTAAAACAAAATGCCTACTTCTCCATTTGGTCAGGTAAATCCACCGGTGCGTCGTGCAATGGTTGGAGACGCTTCCGAACACACTCGTTTTATTAGAATGTCCGCTACACTTGGTCCCTATCAATCAATGAATCAAGCAGCATCCCCTAACTTGCTTGGATGGAGAGATATGCAAGCGTCCCGTGATGCAAGAGTAATGATGTCTATCTTGGGAACTTACAAGTCTTTTATTCCGAACAGGTAAACAATGGAGTATTCTAAAATTCAATCTGAATATGCTGGATTTAGTGCAATCGCAGACGCTGGAAAGAAAATCAAGACAGTTTCAGATAGTCTCAGAACTCCTCGTCCTCCAGTTCAACCGAATCCAATTCACGATGAACGTTCCAAAATTTTGAATCCTCGAAGCATGCTTGTAATTCAAGTTGCTTTGTTTACTATTTTACTTTGTTTGGTTGTCTTTATAGTAGTTCCACAAGTCTATGCAACAAATCTTGTATTTTTAACCCTATGTGTAGGCGTGTCAATTGGAATCTATCTAAGTAGTAGATAATGGGAGCAGCAGGATCTTCTCTATCATGTCCATCTGGATTTGTACCATCTCCAAGTGGTGGTGTAACATGTGTAGTTCCATGTCCTGAAGGAAAGAACTATGAAATGACCTCAACTGGATCTGCACTTTTTTGTAAACATAAAGGAGATGAAAGAGTTAGAGTTCCAATAACTGCAGTGCCTATGTACATGGCTGGAGGTGAAGGTCAACCACCTCTGAGTGCAAACCCAGATGTTCTTCCTAACAATCAAGTGTATAAAGCAGAGATATCTCGATTCAACAATGCAATGGCAGTTGCAGATGCAAACATTGATAAAGAAACTAAAATTAATACCGCTTTTAATGCTCTTCAAGCAGCAGAGAACGCACGTGATGTTGCTCCAGATGCATATCAGCAAGCAAGGATTGCCTATTATACTCTTATCAAAGGTGATACGTGGATCAACGATGAAAAGACTCGTATTGGAAAAGTAGAAGCAGAACCTGTCATAAAAAACTACATTTCAAACTATTCGGAACTTGCTCAACAAATCAATACACATAAATCAACCATTGAAACTGTGAATGGAATCAAAGATAAAGTTCTCACTGTAAAAGATGATTTACAATATTCAGTGTCTGCATTTCAACGTCAAATAGATGCAATTCGAAATCAAATGAATATCAACAAAAAGAAACAGATTGAAACTGCTCAACAGACAACTTCATGGATTGACTCATTTTTGAATTGGTTAATGATATTTGGGACCTTTCTAGCAATCTTCTTCGTAGTTCGATATTTAATTAGGAAATCTTTGAATACAACATCTTCAGTTAAATCTACTTCCGAATACGATAACTTTTTCAAAAACTTTGCGTTCGTTGTTCCACGTCCTCCTCCTGCTAGAGTGTAATGGAGGTCTCAGATCCACGCACAGTTGCCGATTTTCAAAAAACAACCTTTTGCGGTCATCCACGAACACACGTTGTGAAGGTTCTCCTCCAAAACGTGCAGTTAGGTCATGCAGATTATGCATGTTATTGGTCTCTTGAACTTTTATGTTCAGGATTAGTTCATAGTTTATGGGCAACGCTTTTTGATGCAGCAGCACTTCATATTAATCGAGCAAATCCTAATGTCTTTGTTTATTTAGCGTCAGCATATGAACGATATGCTCCGATTGAACAAGTCTTTACAGTTGGAACAATGACCTCTATACGCAACAATCCTGATGTTCGTCAAATCATTTGTGAAGTCGCTGCAACTCTTTCAATGTGTCGCAAAAATAAACTTCCTTCACTTCCAACTATTAAACCAATTCACGATTTTGATCCACAAACTATTCAAGAACATCTCAAAGCACCTTCAAGATTATTTGGACAAATCACTCTTCGTCATGCAGATCCTTTACCAGTTGCTGTTCCTATTAATGAATTTGCTTATTGTTTAAGATCAGATGTTCGTGATGTAACCAGAGCATTGTACTGGATGTCATGGATCTTTGCGTATTGTCGTGAACATAAGAAACAGACAAAACAAGCGCTGATCTTTGCAAATCGATTTGATGAATTTGTATCAGAATCACACGGTTCACATCCAGTCTGGATCTTTTGGGATGTTGTTCGTAAACAGACTCAAGCGCAAGCCCGTCCAGTGATTGATATTTTATACAAGATGTATTGTTTACGATGGAATCCAACAGAAGCAAAATCTAAACAACACTTATTGTTAGCAGCAATCTTGATTGTTTGCGAAGGAACAACTTTTGACGCTACACCTGTTTCAGGAACTACTTTACAGGTCTCTAATGTATTGCAGGGTATGCCAGGATGGATTGATGCGATTGTTCGTATGCAGCGGAGTTTTACATAAAATGGAATTATTCAGTCTTAAACTATTGGGTATATGTTAAGAATGCTCTATATCCCAGAAATATCAGCCTCAAAGGTAGCAGGACTTATTGGTCTCAATGCATATCAATCGCCAAATGAAATTATTTATGATTTGCTCACTAAACATGCACCTGCAAATGCACAGATGAAACATATTGAAGAAAATGAGTCACGTATTTCATTGAATAAACTTAAAAATATTGTGTTAGCAACACCTGCAATCAAATCTATTGTGTTTCAAGGTGTTCAAAATTGTGAAGGTAAAACAGATATCGGAGAGACCTTAAATGATATTGAAGCAAAGGCAAGAGTCGTGATTGATCTTCGCCATTCAGATATTGCTCCTGATGTTCGATCTATCTTAGTAGGTGAAGTTCGAGGAGCAGTTCAAAAGAACCGAGGACTGCGCAATGAAGATGCGATCTTGAATGCATATGAGGTTGAACAAAAGGTAGAAGTCAAAGAGAGAAATACAAAGACGTTTCGCAAAGTATATAGTTCCTACAAACTTGTAGGACGTACCGATGGATATGTCAAAGAACACAATCGAATTGTAGATTCAAAGGCGCGAACAAAATGGCGTAATGAAGTTCCAATCTACGATGAGATTCAGTTACGTGTGTACATGGAGTTATCTGGAGCAACAGAGTCTGAATTGGTTGAGTCATTCCCAGATGGACGTACTCGGAATACAAAGTTCACAAATGACGCAGATAAGTGGTCATCCATTAATACTGCTCTACTCCAAGCAACAACAAAGATTAATACAGCAATTGAGGATCCAGCACTTCTACGTGAAATCGTTTTCGCAAACACGGTTAAACTTTAAGTATGAGGATTGCAATCAAAGATAAAGTTCCCGAAAAGTATGCATCTCAAAAAGGAAAAACTTATGAAACACGGTTTATTTATACTGGACTAGGGCGATACAATGAACATACACAGTGTATGGAATGGATTGAAGTGTATACAGATGGTCATTCTTTTTCAATGAAACCGTATACACTCGAAGTTCTTTCACGCGCCTATCATGTAGAGCATGCACGAGTAACTCTGTATTCTGAGTCACCTCGTGTATGGAAGGAAGAGATAGGTGATGACTGTTTCTTTTTTTATGAGATTGTACATGAAGGACCGCAACCCAACTTTTGAGCGTGAACTGAAACGACTTCCTTCACCTCTGACACTGAGATAACGCCGTCTCCATCTTTATCAATTGATGATAATGGAGACTTGCGAAGTTCGGAAAGTAGTTCCTGAATTGCCATCTTCATTACATCCTTGATCATTCTTTCAATCTCATTCTTCATTTCTTCTGAAACGAGAGCAGCAACAGGTTGGGTGATTGTATCCACAACTGTTTCAGAAACTGTCTCGATGACACTCTCTGCAGCATCCACTTTAACATCTTCAATTTTAATTACAGTCTCTGACATTGCGGTTTGTTCTATACTTAGAAAAGGTCTTGAATATGTAAATGGACGTCTGGAATTTCCTATCAATTGGAGTCTCTACTCTAATTCTATTGGTTATCATTCATCTAGCAGTCTTTTATGTCGTCAAGACACTTTACCCTCCTCGTGTAGTGAAGCAACCTCAAGTTCAATTTCAACCTGAACCTATCATCATTCAACAACCACCACCGATTGCACCTGAAATTCCACTGGTTACTACTAAACTTCCACCTCCAGTAGACACACGAGATCCTGGTCCTGCACGACCTGTAGCACCGACTTTCAGTGAAGCGCCTAAAGAGAATGAAGTGAAACAGTCTGTCAATGTTCCAACGTATGAAAGTCTCTTATCGTCTGTTGCCGCTAGTAAAGAAGGGCAACCCAATCTCGGACCCATGTCAGGTCCCACAAATTAGTGGAACTCCTGGATGGATTTTTCTCACACATGACCAAGATGGAACTGCTCATGCCTCATTTATGGATTCAAAAGGAGAGAAACATGAAAAACTTGCTTTGGTCATGGATGAGAGAGTCTGTTGTGATACCATTTTTAGAGCAGTTCGCTTGGCGCCCAAACAATATGTGGTATACGATCTCTTGGTCTTGAACGGTACTCGTGTTCATGACATTCTAACTTTTTCACAACGTCAAGAACGGATTGCCGAACTACTTGAACTTTTTCATCATCCAGATTTAGTTGCACTGACCACTATTGAAGATGCTCCTATAGGATGTCATGTTCGTGGATATGAACAATATGATGATGTTCCTGGAAGCGTCGGAGTCTTTGTAGAACATATTCCCGATACAAAGTAAATGTCTTGCATGATGAAAGGAGGACGTTCTCGTAAAATGCGTGGAGGCAATGGATATGGAGTTGGTCAACCAATTTCAGTTGGTGCACTCGAATATGTTCCTAATATGACTTCAGTCCCTGATGGTGCTGCCTACAGACCCACTGGAGGTCGTCGTGGTAAGTCTCGTAAGGGAAAGAGTCGTTCTCGCAGAACCCGTAAGACTCGTAGAACTCTTAGAATGAAGGGAGGTGGATCGGTTTCCAATGTAGGATATGGATTTGCAGGAGATGGAGCACGTGGACTCGCTAACTATGGAGGATATGCATCTAATCTACCACCAGGAGGTGACTTTGCGATCCCTACTGGAACTCGTTAAGGTTTATAGTCAGAATAGTTTGCATATCGAGAATCAACAGATTTGAATCCATTCTCAGTACCTCCTTCTGTATCTGAATGTCCATCTTCAGTTGCTACAATTTGAGGCATCACTGCATAGGAATTAAATTGATCTGATTTCTGAAGAACACGTACACAATAGTTATCAATTGCCATTGGCATCTCTGTTGAATATATATTGACCATATGTTTCATCATTATTTCGTTAACTGCGTATGCCATAGTTGTCCATAAATTGCTTGCTTTAGCAACTCCTTCTTGAATCACATGTGGATCCATTAATCCATAACTCCAATAGGACATACATTCAGAAAGAGGAATATATCCAAAATACAAGAGATCCCAATTGGATGGGACATCTTGCATGAACGTTCGCGTATTTACATCACTATTGATATGAATACGTATATCGTCTTCAAGAACTAGAATCTTTTTCTGACCTCGTGCAAGAGCAAGAGAATACACTGAACAATGTGCGAGTGCGCATGCAATATGATAGTGATTTTGAATATCGGTTCCGTCATGAGTATTTTTCAATTCCCAATAACGTTTAAAAAAGACAGCAGGAAGTCCATTAACAAATTCTGCTTGGATTCCAGCTTCATCAAATCTTCGTTGCATGGTTGTTCTTCGTTCAGTTCGAGAAGGTAAGTTAATACAATAAACTCCATCAAAGAGTTCGTTCCATGAATGTGGCATTACTTATTTGAAAGACCTTGATTTCTTCGAACTACCGCATCAGCAAATACATATGGCATATATGTCTGATCATTTGTTACAATGAATGGTCCTCCTGTTGCTTGACATATAAAGAACATTTGTTGAACTTGAAATCGAAGATCTGTATATTCACAATAGTTTTTCCAAACCTGATAGGTCTTAAGTACAGTTGTAAAGATCACAATAGGATCACTAAGTCCAATAAAAAGTAAAAAGAGTGTAATCAACGGCATGAGAATCATGTCATTAAATAAAGTCACGGTATCTGCCCAGGAGTCTGGGGCACATACTTTGCGAAGTTGAATATATCGTTCTGCAACAACAAATGGATTACTTTGAAATGAAATCATCTGCAACAATCCTTACTCCGTGATCCGGAAACTTTACCTCCTCAAGTGTCCGAGTATCAATGAACATGATTTCAGTATCATGATGTGGTTGAATCAAGTGTAGAATCAAGTCTAGTCGAATAGTGTTACCAACTACCATATATTTTTGTAGTGCTGAAGTTAGATCAACTTCAGTGGTCTTGTCTCCAATCCAAAGCCATGGAATATAGGGCTTACGCTTGAATGGATTGACTTCATTTCGAATAATCTCCTCTCCTTCGTAGAAGAGGTGGCATTTCTTCTCACCTTCTTCATTGACCCATTCTTCAATAAAGATTGCGTCCTCTGGAACACGTTCATAGTCAATGTCATCTGAATCGTATTCGTCTGAAAGCATGTAGTGAGTAATTGTGCTCTTGTGAGGTGTTTCAAAGAACCATTTGACTAGTGAACAGAGTGTCTTGTATACGCGGATTGAACAGAAGAGAATTGAATACATTTTGCTTTTTCTATACTTCATTAGAACTAGCTGGAACTAATTCCATTTTTTCGCCTGTAAATGTTTCCTTGGTAAATTTACCGATCACGATTGAATCAAAATCAGAACCCATTGCAATTGCAGTAGCAAGTGAAGTGATGATAAATGGTGCTGCGACCAAGAACCATGATACAACACCCAAACCTATTCCACAGAATACGTCTAATACAAGAACAGTTGCAAATCCAAGAATGAGTTTGATTATAAACGTTGCCCATAGTCCAAGAGAGGCGTCTAATCCTAGTTGAACAACAAGAAAAATTGCATAGAGCAAAGCGGGAGGACATAAATCTTCAATAAAACGCATCTTCAGATATTACAACTAAACAAGAAAAAGATGGACGACGCTATTATGGTTCAACAAATGACTGGATGTTCCGAAGAAGAAGCAAAAACTGCACTTCTTAATCATGAAACTGTGTTAGATGCAATTGAATCCCTGATTCCCGCTAATCCAGTAAATTCAGGCGCTAAATATATTCCACCCAAACCTAAGATTCATACTGGAATGGATGAAGAGCAGGCAGCAATTTGCGCTAGGGGGCGTTGGTTACAAGATAAAGTTAACGCCGTATTCTCAGTCGCCCACTCGAAAATCCAAGAGCAGACCCCTCCGGTATCCGAGCAGAAGACATCTCCTTCAAAGGTTGATCCTTTAATTGAGACTGTGCAAAAGGTTGAGATACCCGAATCTGAACAGGGTGCTCACGTGTAAAGACTTCTACCATATTTGCAATTCTACTTGCTTCTGTGAACAAGTTCATGGATTGAATATGCCTTCTTGACTCTTCTGATTTAGTTGCGTAGGTAGTTTCATCATCTAAAGATTTGATTGATGTTATCCAATCTGAAATAACATCTCGTTCACATGGAATTCCCACAGGTTGAATCCATGCATGTAATCCTTCTGAACTACCATTTGGACCTGATGGATTGGCAGCAGGTTTTGAATACAAGACAGGAATTCCATTATACATTGCTTCAATTCCAATTCTTCCAAAACTCTCATAGTAACTTGGCATCAACAGAATTCGAGTTTGTTTAAGAATCTCACGAACATCATCATTGAATGGAACCCAAGTAATGTTATTATGTTTAGGACGTGGAACCGCTAAATTATGATCAGCATTTCCACTATAATATGCTGAAACAGCAAGGAACTTTCGATCAGGCATTCCATCCGCAATTGAAATGAATTGAAGAACTCCTTTATTATGATTTGCATTCACAAGTGTGATATGTTCACCTTGAAATGGTTCTGTAATCGCAATCTTGTTTTCGTGAAGAATAGGACGGACCATAGATGTACTAACAATATTGGGTGGCCAAGGAACAACAGATTTACGATAATTGGTTTCCATAATTGAGTTGACAAACATCAACATCTCTACCCATTTCACGTTTCTTCCAGGGTTATTATGGACAATTGCTCTATAGTTTCCATCAAAATGACAGGTTGCAATAATGGGTCTATGATAACCACGAGCGTTAATCTTACGAACTTCAGGTAAGGCAGGAGAATGTGGACATATCCAAACTTGACTTGAATCAAGTAATGTACTATTTGCAGTATAATGCATAAATCTAAAACTACGATACGTTCCTCCGGTCATACCTTCTTTAGGGACTTCAAGTGTCATGAACACTACATCATGTCCACGTTTTTGTAGTTCAATTCCAAGATCTATGTCGTGTAAAAATGCACCACATAGATCTGGCATACGCCCTGCGAAAAAGAGAATTTTCATTATTATGAGTCATTAGTTCGTTTCGTCTGAACTAAGCGTGTTGCGTCTCCACCTCGAGTCCAGTCATAAATCCAATTATTAGGATTTGAATATTCAGATTGTTTGATATCAATTAATGGTTGATAGAAGTTAGGAATTGCTTGATCCATCACTGTATTTGCTTCCTTACGATTACGAATCATTGCGCTGTGAATCAAGTTAGATTCATCATTCACTGCTGAAGGATCTCCTCCTCCTAGATCGGGTGTTGTGGCAAAGGGGCGCGCCCAGAGTTCATGTTTTCCCTTTTGTCTCCATGCACCTGGAATACCCCACTTCAAATCTGTGTTCGCATCCACTGCACAACCGCCACCTGGTTGACCAAATCCACCCATTGCAATGAACCCAGGTTGATCTGCCATTGCAGAAGCAGGATTCAAGGTGTCTGAGCACGCAGAACCCATTCCTGTAGTCTGACGTGTCAATGTATCTGTATTGCCTACTTGCTTAGCAGCAGTGTCATACTCATCTGAACGGATCCTAGTAGGTGCATTAAACCAGTCTATTGAATTCGTTGAGAACATCTCTTACCTTGACACACAGAAAAAACGGACTTGGATTACTTTAAGGAACTATTAGTAACTGTATTAGAATGATTCTACAACCCGTTGATTGGTATGAACATGACGTAGATGGAAACTATGTTATTGAAGTCTTTGGTCGTCTTGAAGACAAGTCTGTTGCCTGTGTTCGCTTAACTGGATTCAAACCTTATTTGTATGCACATGAGAAACCTAATGTAGACGCAATCTATGAAGTGTCTAACAAGAAGTGGGTTCAGAAATTTGGACCGAATAAAGGAGAGCAAGAGTATGCATTCAAACTTAGTTCCAAGATTCACGAACACATTTCTCCAACCATTACCAAGGTTGAAAAGTATGACACAATGGCTGGATTTGGTGGACTGAAGAAACTATCAATTTGGAAAGTAGAGTGTGATTCCCTTGCTAGTTTCTCAGCGTCCAAGAAATGTATCAAGGGTGTTCAGTATGAGAGTAATCTACCTCCTTTTCTTCGATTCTTTCATGAACGACATCTAGGTCCTGCTTCTCCACTGAATTTGAAACATTGCTCTGAGATTGAAATCCCTTGCAATGAAGAAGGTGAACTATTATATTATGTAGATTCGTTCTACACGTGTTCGTATAAGAACGTAGAAGCGTGTGAAGCAAATATTCCAATGTTAGTGGCTTCTTATGATTTAGAGATGTGTCCTTCGGGGGACAGTAATCAGTTTCCAGTTTCCTCTAAAGATCCAATCATTCAAATTGGTGTCTCCTATCGCAGGTCAACGGATATGATCACACCAACCGCAAGAACTGTATTTGTATGGGGTGAATGTACAGACTCAGGCGATGAAACCGTTGAGTTTGTCTCTTGCAAGACGGAACGAGAAATGCTTCTCATGTTTGCTGAAGAAATACGAGAACGTAATCCAGACATTCTCTGTGGATACAACATCTTTGGTTTTGATGACGCATACATTGAAGGACGAATTGACAAACTTGGAATTCGTGAAGAATTTGAAGTATCACGTGTGAAGACGAAAGAATCAGAGTGGGGTGAAAAGAAGTTTGAGACAAAGAAGACTGAATTAGCAGCAGGTAAGTTTGACCTTAGATACTTGACACTTAGAGGTCGTCTAGGTGTTGATTTGCTATTAAATATGCGTCGTGAACACAGTTTGGACAATTTCAAGTTGGACAATGTAGCGTTTACATTTCTTCGTGATAAGGTTGTCAAGTATTCAGACAATCACATTACGACTAAAAGCACTCGTGGTCTTCGAAACGGAAACTACGTTAGGTTTGAGTTAGTTGGAAACACAAACGATCCAGTCTATGACGGTGAAAAGTTTGAAGTCTACGATGTGGAAAAGGGTGGATTCAAAATCAAATGTGATGAGGCGTTGTTTACAGACTTTACATCTGAGGAAATGAAGCATCTTGAATGGTGCTTCTCAAAAGATGATGTATCTCCTCAAGAGATGTTTGAACTTCATAGACGAGGTGGACCTGATGGACGAGCAAGAATTGCTCGCTACTGTATTCAGGATTGTGATCTAGTTGCCACATTGATGGGAAAACTAGATACACTTGTGAATGCACGAGGTATGTCCGACGTATGCAAAGTACCAATGCAGTATGTGTTGACACGAGGACAGGGAATTAAGATCTTCTCAGCAGTTGTCTACTACGCATCGCAACGAGACCAAATTATCAGAACTCAACATGCAATTGAAGGTGAAGGAATTGCTTATGAAGGTGCGATTGTATTGCCACCTCAAATTGGTATGTATCTTGATCAACCTATCTCTGTTCTAGATTTCAACTCTTTGTATCCGACCAATATGATTGCCTACAATCTATCTCCAGATACCTTTGTTTCAGTCAGACATCTAGATACAGAAGGATTCACGAATGAACGAATGGGATTGACGAAAGAAGAAATCCTTCAATACGAAGAGAAGGGATATGTCTTTGAAGAGATTGAATATGATCGAAAGGAAGATGATGAGGTAGTTGGAAAGACAATCTGTACCTTCGTGCAACCCAATGATAATCCAATGACATTGGGTATTCTACCTAAAACATTGGACATCTTGTTGAAGAAGCGTAAGGAATTCAAACAAAAGATGGAAGATTTACAATATGACGAAGCTCAGCGATCTGTATTTAATGGCGCTCAACTTGCATACAAGGTTGTCGCAAACTCCATTTATGGACAGGCAGGGGCAAGGACCTCACCCATTCGCAATATGTTTGTTGCCGCATGTACGACGGCCGCTGGACGAAATGCTCTCTTCAACGCTAAAAGAATTGCCGAAAGTGAATTTGGTGGAAATGTGGTCTACGGAGATACAGACTCCATCTTCATTAAGTTTCCAACGAAAGATGTGGGAGAATCCATTCGCATGGGCGTTGCATGTGGAAACAGCATATCCAAGCAAATGCGAAGACCTTATAAAATTGCTTATGAGAAGACATTCTATCCGTTCATCCTCTTTTGTAGGAAGCGTTATGTGGGGATGAAATACGAAGAAGACCCTAATCCTGCCAAAGCAAAGCGAATGTCTATGGGGATTGTCTTGAAACGACGTGATAACGCTCCAATTGTTAAAGATATCTTTGGAGGTGCTTTGGATATCCTTCTATTAGAACGAGACATTCGTAAGGCGCAGACATTTGTCAAAGAAATGCTCATCAAGGTGTTGGAAAACAAAGTTCCACTAGAGAAGTTCATTGTAAGCAAATCTTTGCGAGATGACTACGCTGCAATGAAAGATGAATACAGTGGTAGCGCTACATTACCTGCACATCGTGTTCTTGCTGATCGAATGGAAGCACGTGATCCAGGAACAGCACCCAAAGTAGGAGACCGTCTTCAATATCTCTATGTTGCTGAGAACAAACACAAAACAAAGCAAGGAGATCGTATTGAACATATTGACTATGTTCGCGCTAAGAAGATGAAACCGGATGTGAACTTCTATATCACAAATCAAATTCAAAATCCAGTTGCTCAGTTGTTTGCGTTGTGTATTGAACAATTGGAAGGTTACAGTTCACCTAAGAAGGAATCGTATACAACGATCTACCAAAAGGCGCTCGAAAAACATAAGGACGCAGAAGAAGCAACTCTGGCAACTTTGAAAAAGAAGGAGGACCAGTTGGATAGTTTAATGTTTCTAGGATCACCTGCTCTTAGCAAAATCGTTAAGGCGTCAGTCAGAGGACCTATGGACGCATTCATAAAAAGGTAAGACATTTACGTATTTACTTCGTAATACATCAATGACTGAAGCTACCATTTTAGATGTTCTTCAAAATATGTTAGAAACTGAAAGAACCTTTCTACAAACTCTTCGTTTTTTACCAAATGACCGTACAACTCTAGTTACTTCACAACAACGAAACTCATCAGCAATCATAACCCTTTTACGGAGTTATTTGCTTACAAGAGGGAGTGAAGCAACTTTTACAATCCCCATTCGGTTTCCTCTTCCTGTAGGACCCTCTTCATGGTCTGATCCGGTTGTAGTTCATCCAACTGCAGAACAGATTACAGCAGCCACTAGTGTAATTGGAAGTGTAACTGATGAAAACTGTGCAATCTGTCAAGAAGTCATGGATGGTCCAGTGAGACGAATTAATCATTGTAGTCATATGTTCCATCAAAACTGTATTTCAGAATGGTTCACACGAAGCGTATTTTGCCCAAACTGTCGTCATGATATTCGTGAAACAGGTCAACAACAAGTTCGCACACCTCCTATACGTCAAAGTCGTGTTGCACCTCCTAGAGTTGGAAGAAGAACGATTAGTAGTTTGATTTCGTCATTAACAGAGGATGAAATGATGAATATGAATACCATAGTTTTTGATTCAACACGTAGCTTACCTCGGGTGAACAGTCCGTCGGGCGGGTCACCGTTGGAAGAGAGTCGGATTTCCCATACTGAAGATACTGAAGAATCCGACGAACATCATGCTTAAATTGTTTAGCAAGTTCTGCAACGTTTTCATTTGGGAATAACGTTTGCAAGTCAGCAGGTTTAGGTGGAAAACATCGTACAAGTTCAACTCTTACATTATTCTTGACAATGCGTGGCACTTCATTGCAAGTCATAATCACTGGAATACGACAGTCATCACTGGTCATCCACTCAGTGAGTTTTCGTTGTGCGTGAGGATCTGAACCGTCAATCTCATCTAAAATCAAACACATGGTTTTTTGATCTCCTCGAATGAGGGATGAAATCGTCCGTGGATATTGACATGAGTTAATCAAATTTGAAACATCTCCATGACTTCGCATAGATTGACTTGCGTTAATTTCAATCGGTTCCATTCCAACAGTTCGAACTGAAGCTAACGCCATTGTAGTTTTTCCAATACCCGGAGGACCGTATAAAAGAACTACAGAACGATAAGGTTTTGTAGTTAAATAACTAGTCAGTCTTTGTTTAACTTCAGGATGTCCAACTACTTGATTCAAAAATTCAGGACGACGAGTTTCGCTCCACATACTCCTTCTTCGTCTGTCCAGAGAAAATGCTTACTAGACTGAACACAATGGAGGCACCACGCCACGTATTGCGAAGTTTATTTAGAGATACTAGTTTTCCATTAGTGGATCATCATCTTGCTTCGTTCAATGCATTATTGGACACTAGTATTCCAACCTTTATCAAAGTTTCTAACCCGTACTTACTTGAGTTATCGGATAAGCGTCAAATTCAAATCTATATTGGTGGAAAGGATGGAACTAAAATTTCATTTGAAGCGCCTTTAGATGAACGTGGAGCACCTATTGTTCCGCATGCATGTCGTCTTGATAACATGAGTTATGCGTTGACATTTCGAGCTACCATTGAAGTTGAGTTTTTGTTTCCAGATTCAGCATCAGAGACTAAGGTCTTTGAGAATATTGTCATTGGACAGTTTCCTCTGATGCTTAGAAGTCGTAATTGTTATTTGACTGCGATGGATGGTTATGAACTTGGTGAATGTAAATATGAACTAGGAGGATACTTTGTTATTGATGGTAAGGAACGTGTTTTGTTGACACAAGAACTACTTGGAAACAATATGATGTATGCAGGTGTTCGTAAGAAGAAAGCGCTACAAGATACTGAAGGAACGGGTCTTACAACTGGAAAAGGATTTGAAGAACCTAATGAGTATTATGTAGGTATTAAGTCTATCTCCGAAGATGGAAGTAAAGGTCCTTCGTCTCATTATTTAATTCTGCCTTCTCCAAATACATTTCAAGATACTCCTCCACATTTTGGTCGTGATAGACGTCTCTGCGTGATTCAACTTCCTGGATTTGCACAACCTGTTCCATTGTTTAGCGTCTTTGCAGCATTAGGATTGACTTCAGACAGAGATCTCTACGAAACAATTCTTGCAGGTATTCCAGACAAAGACCGATTGGCGTATGATGACACATTTGCACAACTTGTGTTAAGTCATAAACGACATTTAGGTGATAGAACCAATTTGGAGATTCTTGAACTCAGTACGAAACGCAAACATAAATCTGAAGTGATTGAAAACATTTATGAATTGCTGTTTCCTCATATAGAAAAGTCTGAGATTCCAGGTGTAGTCTTTCGTCGCAAGGCATACTTGTTAGGACAGATGCTTAGAATGGCAATTGATGTATCACTAGAACGAACTCCTCCTTCGGATCGTGATAATCTTGAATTCAAACGTTTCAATACCTCTGGAGATCTCATGTTCCAAGAGTTCCGTCGTATCTATCGTGAAGTAGCGAAGGAAATGTTATTGAAATTAGACTCACGACTTCAATTTGAAAAGAAGTTGTATGAAGGTAAAGCAATCACTGGACTAGTAGAACGTGAGACGCTAGGAATGTATTGGAAATCCTACCGAATGATGAACGAGTTTGTGAAGTCGTTTAAGGGACAATGGGGAGGTCGTGATGGTATTGCTCAGGAATTGTCTCGTCTTTCCTATGTTGGATACCTGTCTCAATTACGACGAACTGCTTTGCAAATTGAACCTTCAATGAACACTGCACCTCCACGCAGATTGTATGCGTCTCAATTTGGTCTTACTTGTCCTACCGATTCACCGGATGGTTCAGGTATTGGACATATCAAATCACTCGCTATTCTTGCAAAGGTTTCTACCGCTTTTCCATCCGAGACGATTCGTAGTCTTTTATTTGGTATACCATTGATGCGTAGAATTGAAGATGTACATCCATCCACTTGGATGCCTTTTTGGACTCGTGTCTACGTGAACTCAGATTTAGTTGGACTGTGTATTGGTGACACAGAAGAACTCCATGTGAAGTTAATGACTGCTCGAAGAAATGGAGAAATCCGTGCAGATGTTTCTCTTGCATGGAACCGACTTGCAAACGAATATTGGATCACATGCGATGCAGGAAGACCAATTAGACCAGTGTATCGTGAAGGTGTGACTCAAGACATGGTGTTATCTGCAAAGACTTGGAAGGATTTGACTAACTTGATGGACTTTGTGGACGCTCGTGAATCAGGTGTGTCTCGTTTCTCATTGACTCCATTTGACCCCAAACTTCGCTCTGAAATTCATATGTCTTTTTGTATGTCGCCCATTGCAAACTTAGTTCCATTCTCAGATCACAATCCGGGAACTCGTAACGCTTTTGCGATTGCACAACAGAAACAGGCGTGTTCATGGTATCATACAAATTATAACAAGCGATTTGATACAATTGCAAGTACAACTGTCAATCCTCAAAAACCTCTGTCTCATACATGGATGTATCGTGAAATTATGGGTTCAGGTGGATGTATGCCCTATGGTGAGAATGTAATTGTTGCATTCACTACCTATGGAGGTCATAATCAAGAGGATTCAATGATTGTAAACAAAACCTCTTTGGAACGAGGTATGTTTCGAACGCATTACTTTCATTCCTATGATATCCGAGAATCAGTCATTGATCCATCCATTCCAACTCATACTCTCTTTGCAAATCCTGTAACGAATCCAAAGTATACAGAATCTGTGAAACGCAAGGAAGATGTATCCTACGAGATGTTGGACGCTGATGGAATTATTAAACTTGGATCCATCGTAGATGACAAAACTGTATTAGTAGGTATTGTGTCTCCAATCACGGATTCTAATGGAACTGAAAAAGGATGGAGAGATGTCTCTGAACTTCCTAAACGTGGACAACATGGTCGCGTAGATGGAATTTATCGCTATCATATGCCAGGAGGATTTGAAGGAGAAGGGGAATCACGTAAACAGATTTTTATTGACTGTGTAAAGATTCGCATTGTTGAATCACGATCTCCAGTTCCAGGAGATAAAATGGCGTCAAGACATTCTCAAAAGGGTACAGTGGGTCAATTGATGGATGAACAAGATATGCCTTTTACATCACGAGGAGTTCGTCCTGATATTGTGTTCAATCCACATGGAATTCCAACTCGTATGACCATTGGTCAACTCTTGGAAAGCACGAATGGAAAAATGGGATTAGATTTGGGAGTCTTTGTAGATGCAACTCCTTTTACAATGTCACGAAGAGTTGCTGATCTAAAACAAGTAATGATTGATAGAGGATTTGAACCCTATGGTCACGAAATCCTCTACAATGGAATGACAGGTGAAACAATGGAATCGGATATTTTCATGGGACCTATTTATTACCAACGTTTGAAGCATATGGTTGAAGACAAAATCAATTATCGATCTACTGGACCTAGAACATTAATGACTCATCAACCTCTTCATGGGCGTTCAAAAGGTGGAGGTCTTGCAATTGGAGAAATGGAACGTGATGGTATGCTCTCACATGGAATGTCCAAATTTTTACATGAGAGTTTCATGGATCGATCTGATGGAACTGAGATTCAGTACAATCGAGAAAGTGGTCATCTTGATACAAGTCCAGATACACTTGCAATGCCGTATGCAATGAGTTTATTTGTAAAAGAATTAGAATCCTGTCATATTCAAGTCAAAGTTTTAACCGAATAAAAATTGGACAAAATGGATTTTAATTTTTCAAATGATTAGATAGTATACTGAAAAGAATGTCTACTACCTACTCAAACTGTTACCAAATCGCAAGAATGCAACCTATGAACAATACTGAAGAAAGAAGAAAAGAATACGCCTTGGCATTGATGGAATGCCGTAGAAATCCAGCATATTACGCATTGACACCTATTGGTGAAGTACCTGCTACATGCGAACCTCTCATGGCATGGGATTCTCATGGATGGACTACAATCACTAAGCGTGTTAAAGTCAAGAAAGTCAAGACTATTGCAGATCTTGAAAATGACTCCAAACTTGACAATTGGGATGATGTTGAGCACTACGGTCGCGCTACATACGTCAACACAGAGAAATCCTACGAACACAACGGTGCTCTCTTTGACATCGGTTCTCGTTTCTAATAACTTGAACCCACTTTTTACATGTATGTTAAATAATGCCTGCACCACCTCAAATTGTCGGAGTTCCAGGTTCAATGAATCCTTTAGAAGAACGTATGGCAGTTGCATACGCAATGGGCGCTAGAACACCTTCAGAAATGGCAACACAGATGGTAAAAACAGAAATCTTTACAATGATTTTTTTAGTGATTATCCTTGTAATTATCTTTATCGTGTTTTGGTTTTTAGGTAAAGAAGTACCGATCCGTCGTGAACCCTTTGAACAACCAATGGATGAATGTCCAGACCGCCACCCATTTTTCTAACGCGTTTAAAGGTAAGGATGGAGAGTATAGTAGTGAACATGTTTGACCATATGTACGTAACAAAGCGTAACGGTGACCGTGTTCCAGTTTCATTTAATGAAGTTTTAACACGAATTCAAAGATTAGCAGAAGGTCTTCCACATGTCAACCCCGATTTGGTTGCACAAAAGGTTTGTAATCAAATTCAAGACGGAATTAAAACGTCTGAATTAGATGAATTTGCTGCAGAGACATGTGCTATGATGCAAGCGCGTCATCACCCTAATTATGGTAAGTTGGCAGCACGTATTATCATTGATAATCATCAAAAACTTACTCCTGAGGTTCAATCATTTGAGTCTTCCATGTATTCAGAGGGGTATGGATGGCTCTTTAAGAAACATTCTTCTGAGATCATGAAGATGTTCGTATGGGAACGTGATTTCATGTTTGACTACTTTGGTTTCAAGACTCTTCAAAAGGGATACATGCTTCCAGGAGAACGTCCTCAACATATGTGGATGCGAGTTGCTGTTCAACTTCATGGAAGTAACTTTGAAAAAGTTAGGGAAACGTATGACGCTCTATCGTTAGGATATTTCATTCACGCAACTCCTACATTGTTTAATGCTGGAACCCAACGTCCTCAGTTAAGTTCCTGTTTTTTAGTTCATATGCAAGATGACTCCATTAAAGGAATCTACGATACACTAGGCGAATGTGCTCAGATTTCAAAATGGGCGGGTGGAATTGGATTATCAGTTCACAATATCCGTGCAAGAGATTCAACGATTCATGGAACCAATGGAAAGTCTACTGGATTGACACCGATGCTCAAGGTTTTTAATGATACTGCCAAATATGTCAATCAAGGTGGAAAGCGTAATGGATCCTTTGCAGTTTATTTAGAACCGTGGCACGCAGATATTGAAGAGTTTTTGCGTCTCAAATTGAATACTGGCAATGATGAAGAACGTGCCCGTGATTTGTTTTATGGATTGTGGATTCCTGATTTGTTTATGAAGAGAGTTGAAGAAGATGGAGTGTGGTGCTTGATGACTCCGGATCAATGTCCAGGTCTCTCAGATTCTTGGGGTGATGAGTTTAATAGTCTCTATACTAAATACGAACGTGAACACAAGTATGTTAAAGAGATTTCAGCAAAGAAGTTGTGGCAGATGATTGTAGACGCTCAAATTCAAACTGGAACACCCTATTTACTCTACAAAGACGCATGTAACGCCAAGTCGAATCAACAAAATTTGGGAACCATTAAGTCGTCCAATTTGTGTACTGAAATCATTGAGTATACATCTCCAGATGAAACTGCTGTCTGTAATTTAGGATCTATTGCTCTTCCAAAGTTTGTCAAGAATGGAGTCTTTGACTACAAAGAACTTCGCAAATATACTGCTATTCTCACACGCAATTTGGACATTGTCATTGACAAAACCTACTACCCGACTGAAAAGTGTAAGCGTTCAAATCTTAGACATCGTCCAATTGGTATTGGAATTCAAGGACTTGCAGATGTTTTTGCAATGATGCGCATTCCTTGGACATCCCCTCAAGCAGAAAAGGTAAATCGCGAAATCTTTGAGAACATCTACTTTGCTGCAGCAGAGACGAGTATGATTCTTGCAAATGGTGAAGAAGGTTGGAGAGTTGCTGTAGATACAGAAAATACATATACTTCTTTTACAGGATCTCCAATGAGTGAAGGTAAGATGCAGTTTGATTTATGGCACGATCAACCTAGAGAAACATCCTATCTAGATTGGGGAACCTTGAGAATTCAATGCAAAGGTGGAATGAGAAACTCATTGTTAGTTGCTCCAATGCCGACTGCATCTACCTCTCAGATTCTAGGTAACAATGAATGCTTTGAACCGTTCACATCTAACTTGTATTCTCGTCGTGTATTATCAGGTGAGTTTATGGTTGTCAATAAGTATTTAGTTGAAGATTTAGTTGCTCTAGGGTTATGGACTTCAGATGTTCGAACTCAGATTATCGCAAACAATGGATCTATTCAAGGTATGAAGGAGTTACCTGAAGATCTTCGTGAACTCTACAAGACTGTCTGGGAGATTCCAATGAAGACCTTGATTAATCTTGCTCGTGATCGCGCTCCGTTTATTTGCCAGTCTCAATCCCTCAACTTATTCCTTGCCGAACCCACTCCATCCAAGGTATCGTCTATGCATTTCTATGCATGGAAGACAGGATTGAAGACGGGATGTTATTATTTGCGAACTAAAGCAGCCGCCAAGGCACAACAATTTACTGTTGAACCACCTTCGTGCGTTTCTTGCTCGGCTTAAGAAATTGTGTTGGTCTTAGAACAAACAAATGTCTACTCCAGTTATTCCAGTAGTTTCAAAGAGTGGTGATGTTGCCACAGGAGTCCCACTCAAGGGTGGTGCAATTGCACTCATGCCTGCACCTGTCGGTGGTCGTCGTCGTGGTTCCAAGAAGATGACCAAGAAGATGAAGAAAATGCTTAAGGCGCTCAAGATGATGAAGGGTGGTGAGGTTGGTGATGCAGTTGACACTGCAAACCTCAAAGATTCAGGATTATCTGAAATTGAAACAGAAGAAGGTGGAAAACGCCGAAACCGCAAGGGTGGCAAAAGGACTCGCAGGGGTCGCAGAAGTTCAAAGGGTTTCTTCGCTTAAAGACTCTCACCAATTTCAGTCACCAACGTGAACAATTCATCTGAAAATCCATAGTGACATCCGTTCGGTTCTGCCATTGGAGGCGCTTTACGAGATGATGTATTACGCTTATGAATTAAACTTACAATTACATCCTGAGGAGAAAACTCCCGGCACATCTGTTCGCGACCGCGAATGAATGCACCACCTTCAGCAATTTGCTGATCAGGAAATCCACGCTCTTTCCAAAAGTCTCTAGTGAAACATAACGTAGCTTCTGAAACACGCTCACACATAGGAAGTTTGATTGGAGGTACGTTCATGAACGATTTGGTTTCATGAATGTTGTAGCATGGAATGACAGTTGAAAAGAGACATTCTTTTTTAGGTTCAGCCAACATATTCGCAACTCTTGCAAGAACACTATTGCTAGGATATACGTCATCATCATCCATGGTTACCAAAATATCATGTGAAGCACGAGAGACCGCAAGGTTTCTCTTTTCACCAATGGTCATCTTTTTGTCTGTAAGAACATACACTACATTTTGAACATCAGAAACCAAATCCTTAATTGGATCATCGCCATCATCCACTACTACCCATTCAATCTTGTCAACAGGATAGGTTTGTGCAATTAACCCATACTTGACTAACGGAATAAATGGACGACGGTCACGAGTAATTGTAATCACTGAAATGTGTGGCAGGTCTTCTTCTTTAGGCAATTGTTTCTCAAGTGAATAGGTTCCAACATCCTTTGTTACGTCTGTAATTGCTTCAGTAATCGTCTTCAAGAATTTCTTATGACGAAATTCATACCATTCTCGGTATTTACGACTCTTCTCTCTCCTTTCGTGATGGGAAATTTTGACATAAACCTCCAATGCATCTACAATTGCATCCACATTTACATCCACTAAATAACCAAGACATTCTGGATGAGGGACTGTTTTAGAAGTAGACGCCCAAAGAGCGTAGGGTGCAAGTTCCTCAAAGGGTTCAATCACACTTAATAGAAGATTGCATTCTGCAGACATACCTTCATTGACTGCATGACAGAATCCTTCAGCTGCCGACGTGCAAATCAAAAGTCCACACTCTGCCATCAAAGTATCATAGTCTTTTTCAGAAAGTCTTGAGGAATGTACTTTGAACTTATCAGAAACCTTCTCTGGAATCTTTGGAAACTGAATGTCATAACACACTAAGTCAACCACTGGAAGACGTGAATAGACTTCAGGACTTGACTCTTGAATACACATGTACGCTTGAACAATGGGTTTAGGATTCCTCCATATGTTCTTACCTGCTGGAACTAGAGCGCGAGTATAATCCTTTTTCTCTGGAACCGTCTTGTCAATTGAAGTCCATCCAATATATCGAACAGTTCCCCACTCTTCAAACAATTTCTGTGCTTCAAGTGTCTTCACCCAAATCTCATCCACCATACGTCCATAGGGTTGCC